TAATCTTGCCGTTATATTCTGTAACAGATGTCTTTCTAGTATATTGTTTGAAAGCTTCTGCACCGACTAATATTAGCCAGTCATAATCATCAGTATTTATATCTAGGTCTACATCTTTCTTTAGAACCTTCGTTACTGAACTGTCGGAACATAATGCAAAACGGTCGAATTCAAACTCGAAATACTTATCGAAATTTGTACTAGACGGCTTTGTCTCTATTAGTGCTATATTAGCCATATAATCGTTCCTTTACTTTTTTTATCTGCGCTGGGGTAAAACTACCTGGGTCTTGACCGTCACGCAAGGTTATCTTCTGTACTGACAGTTCCATCTTCTCTGCCAATGTTTTTATTTGTTCTGTTGCTTTCTGACCTGCTTCGTCGCCATCAAACATAATATCTATTCCCTGCACTCCTTGTAGTTTGAGCAGAGATAACTTGAACCAGTCCATTTGTTGTGTTCCGAAGCAACAAACTGTGTTCTTTAGTCCGTTGTCCCAAAGATTGAGACAATCAAAAATTCCTTCTACCAATATCACTCTGTTTTGTATTGGTTTTACTTTTGCTGGTGTAAACGGCATCTTTACCCCTTGTGGGTAGATATAATACTTGTCTTGTCCTGTGCCTCCAACAATGCTTCTCCCTAAGAGTGCAATAGTTCTTCCTGTCAAGTCTCGAATAGGAAAGATAATCCTACCTTCAAACTTTGGAACATTCCAAGTGAAGGCTTGCCATATCTTTAGAGTTTCCTCGGAGATATTGCGGTACGGACCACCTTTCCATTCGATACGGTCTTCTGGGAGTTGAATACCTACGGTTTCTGAACGGGCTTTTGCAATCTTGTCTTTAATTCTGTGTATCTTTACTTCTAGTGGACTCTCTGGTGCACCGAAGTATGTAAATAAGTTACCTTTGTAACCACAGGCAAAGCAGTGCATTACGCCTGTTACTTTGTCTACCCGAAGGCTTGGGTTACTATCATCATGCTCAGGATTTAGGCATGCAATAAGTGCGTCCTGTCCTTTGACAGTATACGGCATTGATTTTTCGTTTAGTAAGTCTATTGCTATCATTTTATAACTATATTATACAGGATTTTTAACCTTGTGTCAAGTATTATTTTTCCCTTCCATTGATTTAATTCTTTCTTTTCCAAGCGTACTTTTGTGTTTCCAGTCTAGTTGGTCGCCTAACTTTTCAAAGTCTGTCATTGGAACGCCGGCTGGGTCTGTTACGTCTTCGTAATATCTGGACTTCCATACTAACTCTACCATTTGAAAGTAGACAGCAACGGCTTTATCCCTAAAGTCTTTGTCGCCCCATAGATACCATACTAGCCAATACTCTTTGTCTATACGACATACTCTTATTTCTTGTTCTCCTAATATGTGGTCAGGATTTTTTTCTAAGATGTCTGCTGCTGCTCTTAACCTTTGACTACCCGCTATCGGGTACCAGTTAGGCATAGTAAGTATTGGAGCTTTGATTCCATACTCAAACACAGAGTCTCTCAAAGGCTCATTTAAGGGTACGGATTTAATATTCTCCTTTACCTTTGCCTGTTCTAAAACCCAATTAATAGTTCTTATATACCACGTATGTGGAGGTAGCGGTGTTAGTTCCGCAGTTGCTCTACTCACTCTATCGTTAGCCATTATATAATGTCCATTGATAAATCTTTCTTAATTTTCATTATCTGTTCTTCGTAGTCAAACCATAAGCTACCACTATTTGTAGCCTCTTGCATTTTCTCTAAGAGAATTAGCCTGTCTATCTTACTAGCGACAGATTCTTCGATACCTTCATCAATATCCAACTTCTTGTTCTTACGGTCATAGTCCTTTTCAGACTTATGAGCACCAGCACCAGTCTGATTACGACTATGTTTTGCTACTGGATTTGTTTTACTAAACTTTTCCACCGACACTTCTCCTTTTAATATCATTGTGATTAAATTCTGCCCAATATAATTCAAAAGCTACTCCACTCTCAATTCCTACAAATTGATGCATTACTCCTGGCTTAACTTGTGTAAAGTCGCCTGGGCCTAGGATAGTTTCATCTACTAGGTCATAGTCATTCTGCCAGACTCTTATCATCATTTTGCCACTTTCTACAAAAAATCCATTCCATTTGAACTCATGTAGATGCTCCGAGCACTCCATACCTTTCTTATATTCTACTCTGTGAAACTCTAGTACGCCATTAGCGTGGACCAGTTCCGTTTGTCCCCATACTTTTCCTGCTTTCATCTTATTATTTTTCTCCTAAAGTGAAGTTTATTCCATTTTGTTAACTCGTATCCAAAGAAGTGATGCAGAAATGCCTGATAAATACCCGCAGTCGTATCAAACTCATAAGCGTCTACTGATGACTGAGGAGTACCGATATCGTATATATACTTATCATTAACATAACAACTAAATCCAGTTTTTGACTGAAGCGCAGCCCACTTTTGTTTTCTTTCTTCTGTGTCATATAGTTTAGTGTTTCCTAAATAGATATCTGATGTCATAGAGAAATCATACTGGTCTTCAGCATCATTCCCTGTCCTATCATCATACCTGCCTGATCTGTGAAGAGACTGCCAAAGTATCTTCTTGTTTCCCTGTTTATCTCTTACTATTGGTTTAATATTATTAAAAATACCACTATACTCTTTACGATTATTGCATCGTGGGTCTACTACCCAACCAACTAATCGTACCTCTGGTAGAAGCATTTTTAATACTATTCTATTAGTGCCGGGGTGAATGTTAAAATGCCCCTTTTCAATGTCCGAATATACAACTATAGGGTCTTTAAACCCTCGTTCTAGTACTGAGTCTATAAATACATATAGTCGTAAGTAAATTCTGTTCTTTTGGTGAAAAAGCCAGCCTTCGGTGCCTGCCTTTGTCTGCCAACTTTCGGGAAAGTAGCTAAAGAACTTATCATCTATGTCTATTGCAAAGATTCCTGCTTGGAAATCACGGACTTGCGAATTAAAGATCACTATAGTTCTCCCCTGTACTCATCTGGTCTTGTAAATCACGTTTTTCGTCGGGATCCATAGCTGTCATTGGACCAATCTTTAAGGTTTCCCAATCTATCTCTGAAATAAAGGACTTCATCTCACCACTACGCATCTTGTTACATTTGAACTTGATTGCGTTCTCCTCTTTGCCCCAATGTTCGATAGTGTAAGAGGCGTCTACAGCGTCTTCAATACCTTTAGAGAATCTTACTTCTCCTTTAGGGTTAGTTTGGAAGGCAGACACAACAAGAACTTGTTGGTCTTGGGCTAGAGCTTTCAGTCCCTTCGATATTTCAATCTGTTCAGTCCATTCGTACTGTCCAGAACGACTTGGAGCATTGTGTCGGCGTACTTGGTTTAGATAATCTACGATTACCATGCCCAGGTCAGGGTACTCAATCTTCTTCTGCCTAACTGTACTAATAATCTTAGCAAGTGTAAGAGAAGGGTCATAAAATACATCTAACTGAGCCTTATCCTTTAATTCACATTTTCGAGTTAGTGCGTAGTGGAACTTATCAAAGTCTTCGGCAACATTGAAGTCCGCTAAGACCTCTGCGCCACCTTCAAACCTATCAGCCCACCAGTTACCAATCTTCTTCCACTCCTTCTCATAGAGATTTCTCTTTATAAGTCTGCCTAGGGGGATTCCTGTGGACATGCTACACATTCTTTGCAGAATAGGTCGCTGATCCATCTCGATTGTAAAGTAAAGCACGGAACGTCCTGATTGCTGGGCATTGACAGCCATATTACAGCAAGCAAATGATTTTCCGTGACCTCGTTGCGCTCCCACAATGACCAAATCTTTGGGAGAGAATTGATATGACAAATCGTAGTCCTGGTTAAGACCAAGAGGTAGATATTTTGCCAAATCGTCTTCAGAATCGAACAACTCAACCGTTTCCATTGTATCTTGGTCATCAGCTGTGTTAACTCGATCTTGAACTTGTACGACCATCTCTTGAAGATAGTCTATGTTCTCCTTTGCGTCAGCAACGGAGATTGTTTCGTCTAAATATGATTCTATTTTGGATAAGATCTCGCTCTGAGTGAACGAGTCTTTGAGATATTCTAGTAGTTCGTGCGCAGGGACGTCTGTCTCTACAGATTCTATCGCAAAAATTTTCTCTTGGAGTTCTCTGGAACGTATCTCATACTTTAAATCCTCAAAAGAGGGTAATGCATGAAACTTATGGACGTGTTTATCCACGACCTTCCAAATCTTTTGGTATTCGCCTTCAGGTAAATAATGCACCTGTAGACGATTCCAAGTGTCGAAATCTCCTTGCGATAAAAGTTGTTTTAATAAAGCGCTTTCTACTGTCATAGTCTCTCCCAAGAAAAAGCAGGGGTGCGAACACCCCTACCATCTTGACAATTAAAAGTTGCTTATTGAACTCTTTCTTTTCTAGCTGAACCGTCGTAGTCAGCACAAACTAAACCACGTCTTGTAAGCATGGTTTTGACACCCCTTACAGTTTTTCCGATTGAGTCAGCAATGACTTCAACAGTCATGCCATCAATTTCCATGTCCGCTAGAGGGTCAGCTTTGCCTGAACCTTTAGTTTCTTTCTGCTTAGGGATAGCGTTAATTTCGCCAGCTCTTAGCAAAGAAAGTGCTTTACCTCTGATAGAGTTTACACTCTTTCCTAGGCTATCAGCAATCTCTTCAATGAAAGAACCATCGTTAACCATAGTTACGAATGTTCCTTCTTCAGCTTCAGAATAAGTCTTTACAGACTCAACTTTAGGAGCAGGTTTAACGTGCTCTGTTAGCTGCATTGAAAGGATTTTACCTTGAATTGACTTCGCACTAAAGTGTCCGCCTTCAAAGTTTGATGCAATTTCTGCATATGTGTATGCACCTGAGTTATCAGTTACAAATGCAGATAGTGTAGCTTCTTGTGCATCACTAAAAGATTTAGTGTTGCTAGATGAAGCAAGTTCTACATCATAACCCATTTTTCTCAACTTAGAACTAACACTTCTTACAGAAGTTTCTAGTTCGTCTGCTGCGTTAGCAACAGTAGCTTGAGATACTGGGGATTCAGAGCCTACAAAGCTCTCAAGAGATGATGTTCTCTCGTCTGTCCATTTTGGTAATGCCATTTTATTCTCCAATTAAATCTAAAATGTTTGTTATTATAATGACTCCGCGTTCTTGCGCAGTCTGTGTTTTGGCTGATTCAATTCCTGACTCATTGATTAAATGAGTGCAGTCCTTTGTCAGACTATTTTTTACGGCATAGCCGTGTTGTTCCAGAACTTCCGCTGCACGAGCCTTGCTGGGATATGAATTGAGTCTACCTGAAATACAGACTGTTCCTACAATCTCTCGTTTTACAACTTTCGTTGATGAGAAACTAAAGGGTAAGTTCTTATTGTATTTATTTGGATAAAATTCTGATTCTAACCATTGCATTAGGTTGCTTGTTGCTTTTGGGCCAATACCCGCTTCAGTACAACTTTTCTCTGATATTTCTTCGAGTGTAGAAATATTCTCGCATAATTTTTGAGAAGCTGACCGACCAAAAAGTGGAATTGAAAAAGCTGGCAGTAATGTTTGCAAATCAACTGATTTTGACTTCTCAATCTCAGTTGCTAACTTAACTGCCATCTTTTCTGAGCCCAGTCTTGAGGAAATATCCTCAACAGTTAGCTCATACAATTCTGGATAGTCTCCGATTTCCAACTTACTAATGCAGGCTGGACCGAATCCTTTTATTTTTAAGAGTTTTCCGAAATGCTCCAGTTTCTTACTCCATTGGGCTGGACACATCTTGTTAAAGCAATATAGTAGTTCATTTACGAACTCTACGTTGCCGTCACAGGAAGGACAGCTAGATGGTGGTAAAATTTGGCTCATTTAGATTTTTTCTCTTTTATTTATTTATATTGTATATTATAGAGGAAATTTAACCTCTTGTCAAGAACTATTTTTTGTCTCCTGACTTTCTTCTATAGGTTCGAAAATTTCGTCATCTTCATAGACATAGGTATCTGGAGTGTAATTTCTCCTCAACTGCCATTCAAACCATAATATTTTGATTTTTTTAATTAAATTCTTTATCAAATTCATTTGTTTTTATATCCTTAATTATTCGTTCCGCCATTGCCTTATGCCCTTCCTCAAGAGGGTGGTCTTTCACACCAATCGCGTGTTTGCTTCTAGTACACATATCATAGAAACCTTCTGATTCTAAGAATGGTAATTCTGCAACTATCTGTTCTCGATTTAAGTCTTGAGAAGCCCACCAGTTATTAGTGTTCTCCCATGTCTCCCAATCTAGAATGGGCAGTAATGGTCTATATTGACCATGCGAGAACAAATAATGTAATTGATTTATTCCTTGCGATTGTAAGAAGTATTTTACTGACAACATGTGCCCAATACTTAACCTTAAATTAAAATGTGCATTTCGCACTCTTTTCATATAGCCAGCTATAATCTTTTCCTCTCCAACCTCTAGCTGTCTATCTATGTATGCTTTACTCTCATGTGCCGCTTTTAGAGTTTTTGGGTCTAAGAAAAACTTTGACCAAGTGTTAATAGTCCACCCCCAATCTTGTGTAATGTTAGACTGTCTAAGAGTTTCTACTCTATTTATTCCAGACCACATACATACAACTAAGTTAGGTCTGCCTGTTCTATCAAATGCTTTATCTCTTGTTATGTGCTGTTCGTATTTCCCTACCGTAGGTACTCCATTCTTCTCACTAGGGTACTTGTGATTTCTAGTTTCTACATGTTCAGGTACTATACTGTACCATCTTTCATTTCTAAGAACTGAGTTATATACTGCTCTTTGTAAGAAATCATTACCAGCACCTATCTTTGCGACATTCCAATCGTGTACTCCAAACTCTCTTGCAACAAGGTTACTAAACCTGTTTATCTTTTTATTCTGTAGTTCCATTCCATTCATGAAACTGCAACCTGTAAATAGTATACTCAAAATACTTGTACTCCATATTTCTTTTCAAATTCCACAGCGTCAAACCTGTTATCTACCATTGGTTGCCCTTTTATATTCAGACTTGTATTCAATAGCATAGGAACTTTTGTTCTTTCATAATATTCTTCTAGTATAGGTCTCAGTATGCTAGTGCTGTCGGGGGTAACTAACTGTACCCTCGCACTATTATCTACATGAGTTACGCTGTCGTAATCATGTTTTGCTTGAGCTGTGAACTGCATATACTCGTTCATTGGCCCTTCGAAGTACTCGTCTGCGAACTCTGAGAGGATTGCTGGGGCGAACGGTCTAAACTGTTGACGTTTTTTGATTTTATTGACTGTAGATTTAATACTATAACGAACGTCACCCAACAAACTCCTATTCCCCAAAGCACGCGGTCCAAATTCTGCCTTTCCATTGGCTACTCCTACTACTTTCTGTTTTAGTAACTCTGTAGCTACTATTCGTGGATTTACATGACGTTGTATATCTGTGCCAAGGTAGGGGCTATACTCTACTCTCTTTCCAGTATACGCTAGTGCTGCACCTAAACTACTCCCTGCATCGCCAGGATTTGGGTAAATCCAAATCTTGTCAAAGTACTCTGGTAGTATCTTACTATTCGCTACGCAGTTGAGTGCAACTCCACCAGCATAGCATAGGTTTTTGCCCCAATTAGAAGCAAACCCCATAATCTTTCCTATCTCATGTTCTGTTTGTAACTGGGCACTTGCGGCTATATCAGCAGCTGAGTAACCCTTAAAGTCATCTAGGGAGAACCCCTTATGCCAATTTGCCCACTCATTGAAACAATACTGCATATCGACACATGGCTTACCATATGCCGCCATTCCCATAGTTATATACTCATCTTCATTTGGTTTCAAACCAATACGCTTCGTAATAGCACTATAGAACAGGCCAATGCTTTGTGGATAAATTTTCTCATATACTTTTTTCAATTTACGATTTTCCATAATCCAAAAACTGCTGCACGTCCACTCCCCAATCGCATCAATCACGACCACTACTATATCCTCATCAAAAGGTGCGGTGTAATACGCTCCTGCTGCGTGGCTTTCGTGATGATATGTATGATAATCACATTGCTCGAAGATTTTTGTGGAAACAGGGACTTGCGAATAAGCTATACGTCTCTCGTTCTTTAGCGGTACGTTTTCATAGAAAACAGATATATCTGCGTCTACATTTCTTAAAAAGCCTGGGTTGGTTCTATCGTTCTTTTTCCTTGTTAGTCTCTCGGCATGTTTAGCCCAGAGAATCTTGTCCCCTTCAACTAACGCTACTGAGGCGTCATGAAACCCCTCTGATATGCCTTTTACTATCATCTTACCTCCAAGGTAACATTGTTAAACCAATGTAATTGAGTACAAAAAACTCTATTAGTATAATTATTATAAGTCCTGGGCCTAATTGCCATGCCCACCATTTCCAACCTTCTAGTGAGTCAACCCACTTTTTGAATCTGCTGTTTTCTGCTTTTTCAAATGCTCCAGTCTTCTCGCCTAGTCTTTGTCCCCAATAGTTTGGGTCTACCCAATTTTTGATTGTTCGTAGAAACTTTACTATCATGCTCCTCTTTCTCCTTTACGCCATACAGTATAATTGTATTTCGTACCTGAGGTAACTAATCTACCCCTGTGAAGTTGTGCGGACGGAAGTACAATTACTGTACCTGTTTTGGGAGTCCAATGTTTTATGTGTTGTATCTCAAACTCTCCGCCTTCGAAGTCTTCATTCAAAAAGACACTAGCACTTAATCTGTTTGCTGGTGTCTTTTTGAATAAATCTTCTACTGATTCGTCCTCATCTCTGTGCCAATCTAGAATCATATTTTCAGTATATCTATTTACAAAGTGTGAGTACTTGTCTATTAACTTAAACTTGTAGCTACCTTCATTAAACTCGTCGAAAAGTTTATCAAATTTATCTTTGAATTGCAACTGTGGGGGTACGCCAATGTCTCTAATTTGTTCTCCAGTTTTCCAACCTTCGTACATACCCGCTTGGACTTTAGTAAGATTGTATTCTTTTGTTTCATAGATTATTTGTCGGCACTCTGCTGCGGTCAAGAAGTTCTCAACTACAGCAAAGTATGCCCAGCCTGCCCTATTAATTTGCATAAGGCGGCAAGTCGTCATATCTATAGAACTTCTTAGTTTCACTATGATAATGCCAACCATTATACTTGTGTTCACTACTAGGTTTATCTGATTCTATATATTTATTTTCGTCTACCATTTTTTAGGAAAATCCTCCAATATCTTACTCGTAGGTTTGAAGCACTCTGTGTGTCCTCCAAACTTATGAGAGGGTTCAAGTTTATCAACTAAGAACTTTGCGTGAAGCTTCTGCTCCATATGGAATACTTCTTCTAGTGTAGAAGTCCATGTACGCTGAATTCTTAGGTCATAACCCTGAAAGCCTCTAGCTCTCTTGATTACATGACGCCAGTCTTTGCCAGCTGCAATGCCGACTTTAATTATTTCTCTTTCGTGAGTTTTCTTATTTACCAATACAACGCCGTACAGGACACCTTCTCTCTGTGCCTGTTCGGGGTGGTTTTTGAAATAAGTCTCGTTGTACTTTCCTACAGATGCCAAAAGATTAAACTCCTCGAGCCGCATTACTGCGTCTTTTGTTGACTAATGGGTAGTTGACTCCATTCATCTAATAACTCCTCAAAGTAATCTACATCATTCATTTCCTCTATCATTTCTCGAAAGAACTCAATATCGGGAATCTTATGTCCGAAAGGTATTTTTGTAACATACACTCTGTATGCTTGTTCTAATTGTGTTTCTAAGTATAAAATCATACTTCTCTCCTCATTCTTACTGCGGGAGGGTTTTCTAAGTATTCTATAACTCCTTCAAAGAAGGCAATATCGTTACTACCTAAAAAGGAATTACAGTCATAACAAATAACTCCTCTAACAAACCAATTGCTCTCCCACTTAGCATAAGGTCGTGTTTCTCCATAGTGGTCAACATGTGTACCCTTTCTTCCCTTTCCTTGAAATAATTTTACTTCTTTTCCACAAGTGGGAATACCACATTTACCGCCCTGATACTCTAGTATTTCTTCTTGTTGTCGTCTGTTCAGATTGTACCTATTTCTACCATTCTTACACGCACTACACAAGTTACCATAGCTTAAAGGAAATTGACCTATCTCGTCTTCAGTCCACTTGCAAACTTTACAAGTTTTCATACTCTCCTCACTATTTTGGGGATAATTTCTCCACTTCGTATCACTTCTACACTACAACCAATCTCTAGCATCATCTCGTCAATGAAGCCTATGTTATGTAATGTAGCACGAGAGATAGTTGCACCATTGATTTCGATAGGCTCTAGTATGCCTGTAGGAGCTATTACTCCTGACTTACCAGTATTCCACTCTACATCTAGTAGTTTTGTAACTACTCCAGCCTCTCTAGTCTTGTAAGCGTATGCCCCTCTAGGGTGGTGTGAAGTATATCCGAGCTTCTCAAAAGAAGTGTACCTATCAACTCTGAATACAGAGCCATCGTTTGGGAACTGTGACCAGTCGCCCATAGATATGACATTAAACCAATTATTAAGAAACTTCATATCTTCTAGCCACCTTTGTCCAATGTACGGCTGAACGCCATAAGTGATAAAGGTTAGGTCTCGTTTCTTAAACTCAGCAACATCTTTTAAATTGAGTGCACCCGAAGCGTAGTTCCTACTATTCGGTATATCTTTGGGAGCTACTACTTCTCCTGTGATTTGGAAGACTCCACTAAAAACATATTTATCTAGTACTGTTGGCACTATATGTCTAATCTTATTAGTGATATCAAGTCCTGCTTTTCCATCTCCTCTAGTCAAGGCTTGATGATATATGCCATCTACATAGGTTACGGACACAGCTGCGCCATCAAGCTTAGTAGTAGTAACTACTGCTTCGTTTCCATAGTCGGGGGCTTTATCTTCGAAGGCAAAGACTTTTTGTAAGGAGAACATGGGGAAGGGGTGTTTAAAACGATTGTCTGTAGTTGAACCCACTTCATCTGTATTAACATTGTCTACGAGGCGGTCATACACTTCATCAGGTATGATAGGTCGTCCATTGAAATATGCATCGCGACATTTACTTAAATATGTTCTTATATCTTTATTCATTCATATATTATACTGGATTTTTGACGGTTTGTCAAGAACTATTTTTGGAATGTTATCGGCTTATCCTAGACTCGTAGTCGGCTGAGTCTTCGTCCCACCAGCTTGGTTTTTCTCGATATTTCCAGTCGGCAAAGACTGCTTTGTCTTTGTGGTAGAACTCTCGGTAGGCGGTGACGGTATCGTCGTGTTTGCAATCATCGGGCATTGCTTGTGCAAAAGGGGTAAGCCCGATGTCGGGGATTGATATTTCTGGTAGCCCCAGTACCATGTCAACGGACTTGTGCACCTTCCCATATCTATAGGTATACTCCTCTCCCAATGCGAGGGCGTAGCAGTAGAGCCAGTCATAGTTAGACTGTGAACTACGAGCCCAAATGGTACAAGGGTGGTTATACATAGTAGGGAGATAAGGGAAGTCTCTAGGTTCGTTCTTTTTTTGAATGGAGACTGATGCCCATTCGTCTGATGTGAGTTTTCTGTTCGGTACATATCCTGCATATTTGTGTGTCCAATGAACTGTGCAGAGCATTTGTCCAGCCTCTAGTGGCATCTTGACGATATGCTTATCGACATGATACTCTGCGTTTTTGTCTAAATCTTCGTCAAGTATAAAAATATTCATACGACTATTATACTAAAGTTTTAAGGATTTGTCAAGTAGTTTTTAAGGTATGCTGCAAATTCTGCATGAGCTACGATGTCTCTGTGGTAGAATCCATTCATCTGTCCGAAATGATGCAATCCTTTAGGAATTGCTTTCTCCATTACTTCATCATAAGTGTCCATAAACATATTAGTATATATTGCACCCTTCGGTAAGTCAATATTATGTATGTCTTTTACACTTCTATCAAATATATCAAAGTGTTTTATGAACTTATACTCTATGTGTCGTTTCTCCATGAAGTCCATGATAGACCTTGCACCTAGTGTCCAAGCACATGCATACTGAATGTCAGTCATTTGATTTGCTTTTCCATCTAAGTCTTCGTATCTATAATCAAACTCTCCCATCTCGTCAAGTTTGTAGGTACGCGTGGGCCTTGCTACTCCTATAAATACTCTGTCATAATCATTAAGTAATCCTTTATGATAGTCGTGTACTAATCGTAGGTGTAAGTAATCATAACTCATGGCAGGCCAGGCATTTAGTCTGGATTCGGGGAATAGTAGGGAAGGGTAGCTTTGTGGTAATCTACGGTGAGCAAAGTCATATACTGACATCTTTGTTGCTCTTCCCATCTTTTGATTCCACATAACTATAGCTTGGTGTAAACCAAACTGAATTATTAAGTCTTTCTTTTCTTTGTAGGTGTTACGACCAAGAATTTGGTCATGGTCAATTTCGAACCCTTGCATATGGCTATCGCCATAAAAGTGAACTGGTCTATTGGTAGATGTCATCTAGTGTCTCTTTAAAGTGTGTCTGTAAGATTCCTTTTACTTCAGAAAGAGATAGTATTTCAACTAATCCATCAAATAATGCTCTACTATTTTCAAAGTCTAGTACCATGCTGACTCCGTCCTTAGTAGGTTTCCATTCTTCGTCAAAGTCGAGATAGTATTTCCTAATCGACAAGTACTCTACGTCTCTAAATGTATTAATCGAAAGATATACTTTCTCGTGTTTTGCTTCGTTATAATGTATTAGCTTCTCATAGAGAGCTGGTGCTTCATGTAGTTCTATCATTTTTCAGTATCGCTGATAATGGAACTATTGAAGTTACGTTTTCGGGCGTGAGTAGTCTATAGGAGTCGGTATCCCAACAAAACAAGAGAACTTGGTTTGCTGTAGGTTTTGCTCTATTCCTTTTAGACTGTATATATTTGTTATCGAAGTCAAGCGTACAGACGTTATACTTTAGTCTACGGCTGTTTTGACTCCTGTAAGTGATTATCGCATCGCCGCATTTGTCGACTTGCTTGATAAATTCATCTTTCTTCATGAGTTCCTTTTAGGTTAAAATTGTATTCTACCAAGAACCCTATGGTTAAATCTGTGAGGTGGTTATTTAAGGTACAAAAATACAGTCAGTAACCGAAGCTACTGACTGTTAATTTAAGATACTACCCGTTAAGTTTAGTAATCACTTCTGCAAAGTAGTTAGCAGCCTTACCTGTTAACTTGCTTATAATAGCAGCGTCTGCTTCCATACCAGCGTCAGATATCGCATCTGTAACCGCTTGTTGAGCATCTGCGACAGATACTCTGCCACCGCCACCACCGCTAGTACCACTTGATGTGGATTTAGCCGCAGGAGTTTTCTTTACATAAACACCAGCTCTAGTCAAAATCATTCTGACACCATTTGGGCTCTCACCTAATTCGGCAGCTATTTCTTTGACAATCTCCATACTGTTTTCTGGGGTTGCTTCTTCTGCAGTATACATCTCTACTGCTTGAGCTTTAGCTTCATCTGTCCAAGCCATTTTACGTCTCCTAGTTGTTTTACCATATTTATTTTCGTATTCTTCCAAAGTTCGTGTGTTCTTGAAGCCTGGGCACCAACCCGTTGCTTCTAACATTTGATTATAAAATCTATCGCTCATACACTTCTTTTTCCAATTTATACATCTATTATAACGATAATCAAGAGCGAAGTCAAGAACTATTTTTTAAAACCTATACCCGTAGGTGTCTAAGTCAGACTGGACTAGGGGTGTTACTGTGGTTTTAAGCGGTCGTCCATACCACCTTCTATAATCGGTCGAATACTTCTTGTAAAGCAATTCTGCTTCTTTTTCCTCAGGTTCTAAGCCTAAGGCGTCTAGGTCTTCTTTCCACGACTCTAAACTAATTATGTACTCACAATCTTTATATAATTCAGACTGCGGTATAATTTCATTTTTCTCTAGCCAATCAGACAATCCTATCCAGTCCCAGCTTTCTCTATACAAAGTTATTACCCTTTCGTATGGATTTCTAACTACTGCGACTTTCTTACTATCTATTTCTATATAGGTACTTTGTCTCATGACTTAGCTCCCGAGCCAAAGATTTACAATCATCTATCTGGTGAGGTAGATTATGTGTGTTCCTTGTATCTATTGAATTTAACTTATCTAATAAGACTACTAGTTTTTGATTACATTGTGTGATTGTGTGTTCTGGTTCACTAGACATTTTTAAACTTTCCTAAGGCTTCAAGTTTCTCTTGCGCCGCTGACAGCTTTTCAAGCTGCGTGTCAATTGATTCTAGTATTTCAGGGTGTTCCCCAATTCCATTTGGATTTCGCAGATATATTTCTATATTTGCAAAGCACTCGGCTATTACTCCTTCATACTTCTTTTTTAATGCTTCTAATATTATTGCTCTCATCTTTCTATTTTTAATAAACTCCCTACATAGCCTCTAACAAATGTATCTCTGTATGAATCAGATAAAACTGGAAAAAGTAATATTGGGATTGTTATAAAACTTCCTACTCCAAATATTATCCATACGATTGGCCACCATCTATAAGATATAGCGTCCGCATCCATTTTACCTAATATTAACATACTAGGTATAAAGATTCTGTACTGCGCGATAAACCATGTTCCTAGCCACATAGCGGCTATTATATCAAATGTTGACTCCATATTGCTCCAAATGCTTTAGACTCCCTAAATCGTAAGATAAAGCAAATGAGTGATATCCCATTTTACTACCATCTAACCAAGGAAATAAAGTATTTGAAGTATCACAAGGTGTCAGTACATATATCTGATATCCTTTTGCTCCATACTTTGTTTCATAATCAACTCTACCCAAGCCCGGCATAGTGTCTTGATAGGTTACTGTATGCTCTCTTTTAATCATAGCAATACAGTTATCCCTAGCTGCCCACACCTTTTCGCCTTCTCGAAACTCGTCAGATACGCATTGTTCTGGTAACATTATATCGGTTTTTCTACTGTAACCTGCTGGTAACTTTTGAGGTATACCAACTCTGTCTATAATAGCTTTCACAAATGCATTGGAACGATACAATCTAGTACTTATCTCAGAGATATTATCTCCCTGTAGGTAGTACTCTATAACTGACTTTATCTCATCACGGGTAGCGCCTTTACCTCGATTCTGGCTCTTACGCTTTTCTTTATGTTCCCAAATTTCAGTATGCTCATCAATGATTCTCTGAAGTCTGGTCGTGTTATACCTGATATTCAGCATCTCGCATGCTTCTTTCTTTGTGATTGGTTCTTCTTGCTCTAGTAATTCTATTACTCTATTAATATTCGCACTATCTAGTTTTTCATGCGACTTCTTCTTTACTCCTCTACTAATCAATGTTCTCTACCTCGCTAATACTTCCGCCATCTAAGACTTCAATGTGTTCTTTTCCGTATAACATAATAGCATAATGGATAATTTTTAGTAAGTCTGCTGGATTACTTCCATTCTTCTTTCCGTATCTCTGAGCATATTTCATAACATTGCCAAGACAAAAACCTGTACCATGCTGACTATCGAAAATGAACTCAGTTGCCTGAATATTTCCAACAGCATAGTGCTGTTCATACGTCTCGTTTATATACTTATAAATAACCTCTAAGGCTACCTTCTCATTAAATTTGTAATCTATCTTATCTTTGCTCACTAAACCAAAATCCTATTTGTGTTAATCGTCCTGTTTCTTTTGTTTTTCCATAACCAGCATCTTCAGGAGCATGAAGCATATGTCCATTGTACATAATCATTCTATTGTAACGATTCGCTACATTTAAATGTACCTTCCAATTCTTATCAAAGGCTATAGGGTTGTCCCAATAGTTTTCTCTAATTGGAGGATAGTATCTATCCTTTGCTTCTTCTTTGTTCCTAGTCATCTGGTCATCATAAATCGACCCCTGAGGGTTTTCAAATAGTAGAGTACCTGTTCTGGGTGGTGGATTCGGACTTAAATAGATAACACAAGCCCACATTGTGTACTTGTTTCTTGCTAGAGGAGTCATGCCATCGTCGGAATGAATCCAACTAAATCTATTCTCTTTGTCCTCTAAGCCTAGGTTAAATGCACAATTACTGCCTATTCTAGTGAAGGCAGTTGTTTTTTCGTTTACTATCTGTTGCCAACGATTTCTTAAATACATTCGGTTAGCATGATACCAACCTGTTAAGTGATTTGTTGTTGCTCGTCTGCCTGGGTGGTTTACTCTCCCGCCCGGCTTTGTAGATATACCTGATTTATACTCTAACTCTAATGCTTTCTGTCTGACTTCGTCAGGGTTAGGATAGAAGTCATCAATAACATAAATCATGTCTACTTCTTGAGTAGTTCATCTAGTACGTCAATCCCGCCTTCTATCTTAGCAAGATATTCTTTCTGCCTTTGGAGTTGTCCTTCTAGCACAGATATCTGTTTCTCAATTTCTATCTGCTGCTGCATAAGGTTATTCCTAAGAACATCACTTTTATTCATTGTTTCCATTTTGTCTTCCATTATCCCAATAATCTCATCGGGTAGTCCGAAACTGGTATTATTTGAAGGTTCTGGTTCTCTTGGGGAAGGTATAGTAATCTTACTACCCTCTTCCATTTCTCCTGTCTCCATGTCCCACTTTACATCACTCATTGTCGTCGCCTTGTAGTCTGTAAGCTCGAAGAAGCTCTTGTGAGCCATTTTTCTTAATCATTTTTAAATTTCTACGCAGGTGCATATCATTTCTAGATTTCTCTAGCCATGCTTGTTTCTTGTCGTCGTCCCAATCTGCTGGCATAGTTACTCTCATACCATCAATTTCGTACGCACGAACACCTGAATCCTCTACTATATTCTGTTTTATGACTTCATCTGTCATAGTGTCTCCTAAAAAGAAGAGTCACCCTTGCAATCCTCTTTCGAGGTTCTACATAGTACCAAGTCGTTAGTCCACTTTCTCATTTTACTGTGTTAATTACTTCTATAGCGTTCACACCGCTGCTATTATGTGTTAGACTGCGTGTTCAAGGTCGTCTGTTTAATTGTCCTGCAAGGGGACTCAAACTGCTTAAATCTATATTTTATTATAGTTTTATTTTTTTATTATGTATATTATACATAAAATTTAAAGTTCTGTCAAGAACTATTTTTGACTTCGTATAAGTACTACTTGCTGTTTATCTTATCTTTAGCTGTACCTGCGTATAGTCCGAACCATGCAGCACCTGCTCCTACAACAATCGAGATAAGTCCTGATTGCTCTAGTGTTGGTACTTCCAACTCCATAAACCAGAAAGTACAATAGTATAACAAATACATATAAACTGATAAGAACATTCTAGGGAATATTCTCCATGAGTCTATCATTTGAGAAAACCATATTGCTTTCTGCCATGGATTATCTGGCTCTTTATCATTTTCTAGTGTTCTGATTTGGTCTTTTAATTCCCCAATCTCACCCACCATAGCCATAAACTTTTGAAGGTCTATTTCTACTTCGTTCCTAGACATATCGCCTGAGAACTGTTCACTTGGCTGTGCCATTTATGTCTCCAATCCAATCCAACCAAGGTTCTCTCCACATTTTACCCTGCTTCTCAGGAGAGTGAAAATGAAAAGAAATTGATATTCTTGGGCCTAGGGTATCTACCCTATGATATAGTTTAGGTGGAAGGTATAATAAATCCCCTTCACTTAAATCTACACATTTGTTTACTGTCGCATGCTCAGCTCTACATTCGTTTTCGTACTCATTCATGATGTACCAACGAACTGTGCCTCTTACATGAAACAGAAAGTTAGCAGTAGTATCAGCATGAGTCGGGAAACACCTAGCGTCTTTTTTACTAGACATATAGATATTTGCTTGTCCTCTGCCATAATACTCCTCGAAATGTTCGCATTGTTTCCATAACTTTTTGTTTAGAAACTCGCTCAAAGACAGAACAAATGTACTGCCCTCTTTCCACTTCTTAAAGATATCTTCTTTCTGTAGTTTATACTTAGCCTTTCTATGACAATACTTCCTACCTGTCTCATAATCTATTATTTGACATTGGGGAAATCTATCATGACCACTTAGTCCATAAGAATTAAGATACTCATCTGCTTCTTTCCAACTAAAATAGTCTTTAAACTTATTTTTCTTTGATTTAACTATTAAAAACTTTTTGTCCATGTACTCATCTTCAAATTTCTCCAATGAAAATGGTAGTAATTCTTCTAATCTCATACTAATAATCCTATTATCCAAAACCCTACTAACATGAATCCAAATACTGCTACTTGTACTACTGACATAATTGCTACTTGTTTCATGGGGTGTACGTCTACAATTTTTTCAATCATATCCTCACTAGGGGCTAGGTTAGCAACCTGTAATACTTTTTGTTCTGTTGATTTTTTCATAGAGTGTCCTGCTTTCTACAATATTCCCTCATTTCTGCTGTGGTTATCTTTTTAAAGTCCCATGTGCCACTCCATACAGCTACACTCATTCTATTGCCTTCCCAGACTCCTTCTACCCAATGTAGAGCCATAGCTGAGAACAATACTCCGTCTCCTTTCTTGGCGGGAACTCTTTCTCCTTCGACTACTAAGTCTCCGCCTTGGTAATCGTCATTCAATACTATGGACATACTAAGGTTTCTATCTCTTTTCCAAATCTCTTTTGCTACTCCATGCTTAGGCATAGAAAGCCAGATGGCATCTCTGTGAGCAGAAAAATTATCTCCTTCAAAATAAGACTGTACCCGCTCGGCTGTAATCTTCTCACCACCTAAGCACTTCTGAGCTTTGTCTCTTAGTGTTTGAGGTATAGTAAAACTCTTAATTTCCCATCTATTTTGTAATCTGTCGTCAGGTACTCTATCGCATGAATCAATTATAGACTGACATTCTTCATCAGTTGCTAAGCCGGGAAATAACTTAAATCCCTTCATGGCTTTTCTATAAACCAGATAACTAAACTATCTCTTTGCCCTCCTAGGACAGGCAGAACTTGGTGTTCTAGCTCAGGAGTAAATAGTAGTATATCTTTTTCTTTTAGTTTCATAACTGTCTTTTGTCCTTCCATTACTAAGTCTCCTGCTATTCTATTTGGCATACGAAATTCGAACTCTCCTCCTTCATATTCGCTAGGGGGATTCAATAGAGAGGTTAATGATAATTTTCTATAGCCTCTACCAGAACCATCAGTATGCCACTTATAAAAGTGTCCTACATGATACCTAGCAATTTGTAATATCTCGGGAGTGTAATCAGGATATCCCCAATCGTTTATCCACTCTTCCATTAGCTGTAAGCCTCTGGGCTGTGGTTGTCCTACTCGCTTTGCTCGTTGAATATATCTACATTCTGTCTTTCTGAAGTCTGGTTGTAGACCCTTCCCAGTTATTCCTTCCATTCCCAAGTGAGTATCAAAGGTACTTCTACATATATCGTAAACTTCTTGTGGGAGTCCTTCCTCTAGTACTTCTATCATATGTCTACTATATCTTGTACTTTGTATGCTGTTTCCCATAGTAGTTGAGCAATCTCTTTTCTCTTGTATGGAGATTTACCATGTGGTGAGTACTTAGGGTGCCATGGCTGGCTACTTAAAGAGGTAAAGTGTAAGTGCCAAATATCATCAATATCGTACGACT